ATGCCTGGTCACAGCAAGAAAAAGAAGATGATGAAGAAAACCAATGGCAAGCTCACTCCTGCTCAGCAGAAGTTGCCACCTCGCATCAAGCAGGCGATTTTGAAGAAGAAGAAAAAAGGTAAGAAGTAATGGCTAACTTCAACTCCACTCTTGAAGCGGGTAGGTCCGGCAAGGCTGATCCGACCTCACTTGGCGGCGACCGGCTTGAAGCCTTCCACGCCTATAGCACTTACACGCTGGATGCTTCTGAAAATGTTGGAGATACCCTGACACTCTTCAAGATTCCTGACAATGCAATTTTGCTTGATTTCGTGTTCGTTGCCGAAGCTCACACGGCTGCGGTGCAATACAAGGTTGGGGATTCGGGGGACGACGACCGTCTGTTGACTGCTTTCTCAGCTGCCTCCGCTGTAACCAAACGAGCATCTGCCGACAACCTTCCAGCCATTGGATACAAATACTCGGCTGACACGTCGATCATTGCTACGTTTGCCGGTGCTGACCCAGCAACGATTAGTGGCACTCCGACTGTGCACGCCTACGCGACTTACATCATCCCACGTGCCCAGTCTAGGTTTACTAACTACATCGACTGATCGACTGAACAGCAAACTTGGGTATTGATATCACGTAGTCCATTGTCTCTTGCTCAGGCTTCAACCCCCCTGCAATGACAACATGCGTGTCGCTTTCATGTACTAAGAAGCCGCACTGCCAGATGTCTTGTGGCGTGGGCAGGTCTGTCTTTTCAACTTCAGCGTTGGGTGAGGGTTCGCATGAATCTATCCAGTGCACAATGACTGGCTCTACATACGTTCCAAATGCGCGGACCACTCTTTCGAGGTGGCACGACTTACCCTTTTTCCCAGTTCCACTTCTCCTACCAGAATTGCGGCTCCCCATTGGGTGACATCCTTTCTTGCCATGTATTCTGGTTGCTTGTCTCCAAATCCGATTGTACCGACGTTGGAGTAGAAGTGAGGCAAGAGTACCTTACTGGTCCGTTTGGCCTGTGTGACCCCTACAGGGCGGTGTGTGTGCCCTCTGACGGTCAGCCGCCACGGATGTGACCCATTGCAGTAGTTGATCTGCAAGCCCTCCAGCTCGTCAGAATTGGCTGCTACGTCGAATCCGTGAAAAAACTGGACCTGACCGAGGTTGTAGACGCATTTTTGAGATTTGATGTATGGGTATTGAGCCCATCTGCGGAATTCTTCGCCAAAAGCTCGGTGCTCGTTCCAGTGAACCAGTGATCTAAGCCCTCTAGGAACCCTCCTTGGGTCTGGTTTCATCACGTTGTCATCGTGATTTCCCAGCGTCCACACGCATACTGGGTCGTCAGCCTGCTCCCGACAGTCAGCTAAGAAGGCACTGGCCTCTGCGTACTCGTCGTACAGGTCATGGTCTGACTCAGATTCGTGAACAGACGCAGCTTCACCATCAATAAGATCGCCTAGACACACGAGGTGCGTAGGCTTGTGTTCTGCAATTTTGTCTAAGAGCCAACGAATCCCCGCCCTACTTGCGTAAGGGTGATGGACGCAAGAAAAAGCAAGGAATCTGGCGGTGGTCATCATCTCACCATTTTTGACCGCGTGACTTCAGCCAGCCCCATGCGTAGGGTCCGGTGGCGGCTCCAAAGACGTAGGAGGAGAGGACGACGGCGATGACGGTTCCAATGTCGGACATACTGTTTTCCTTAGCTTCTTGAAAGAGAGAAAGACCGATACGGCTGCTAGTACGCCGCTAGTAATCGCTGCTGGCAATATAAGCACCTGATCGTATTTTTGAATTGTATAAGTAAGCAGCACCAACCCGATCCCAACTAGAAAGGGTAGCTGGCCCCTCAAAGGCAGCATGAGGAATCGGCTGATAGTCATCAAAATCAGGCCGCCCAGGATGCCCAAGCTGCCTACCCAAACCAGTGGACTCAATGTGGGGTCCACCTGACTTGCATCCGGTAAGGAAAGCGGCGATGAGGACGGCACAAACGATTGCCGCTGGCACGAGGAGGCTAAAAGCAACGGAACGAAGGCAGCAAGCCCCAGATTCACTGCTGTTCCAACGCTTCCAGCCTTGACAAGATGCGTTCTTGCATCCTGGCAACGGTTTCGAGCTGTGCGATGGTGACTGCTTGAGTGATAGCCAATTCATTGATTTTCCCCTGTTGGTCGGCAAGAATCTTGTATAGCCCGCCAACACACAAGACGGTCGTGCACACGATGCCGACCCAATCACGATTAGAGAGCCGGACAATGTTGCTCATTAGATCACTTTCCCAATGCAGTGCACGTCGCCTGTCACACCTGCGGCGGCAGTTTTCACAAGAACAATTACTTGGTTGCAGCCGTCCAAATCGTAGGAGTGAGCGTCCAAGTCCGAGGCTGTGTATTCGTACGTGCCGTCACTGATATCGGTTGAAGCATCTACAAAAGTGGAATCAATATCGCCCGCTTTGGACAGCAGCCGTTGCCAGATGCCAACGCTTCCTTGGTTGGTTGTCTCAGTGTTGTCTTGTGTACCAAGGGGTGCAACGGTTCGACCAAACACTTGGAGCACAGGGTCGGTAGACATGGACTCCCCAGCTGTGTACCGCACGCCCAGCCGCAGAGTCGTTCCAGTAGGAATCGAGATGAAGTGCGGGGTGCTTGATGGAGAGTCTCCATACGGATCTGGCGTTCCACTGTTGTCCTGTGATTCAAGATCACTGTTGATTACTTGCCAAAAGCTTGCGATTTGACAAGGGCGAGTAATTTCGCTCGCATGAACCAGATCAGTAACTGCCTTCTTTGTGCTTCCAAAAGCCATTGTTAGTCCTCGATATCAAGAGGGTCGTATTGCTCTTGACTTTCCTGTTGAACAGTGTAATCGCCGCTCACGATTTCGTGTATCCAGAGCCCGATTGAACGACGGCCCTCCTCGAAGGCCATGAGAGTTGGGTTATCTCGGAACGTGCTGTCATCCATGCTGCATGCCTTACGGATGCCGTCAAGGGCCTTTTTACCCTCGTCGGACGAGAACACGTTTTTGATTGCTTGAATTTGCTCAAAGTTGCTGTGCATCTCGTATGTCCTTCGCGGCAGCGGCAGTATTTCTTGCTGCCATTGCTTGTTGCTGGATCTGTTGTGACTGAGCAACCTGCTGCTCCTGCTGAGCTCTCGCTTGTCGAATTTGAGCAACTTCCTGTTCCGTTCGCATCATCTTGGGGTTTACGCCGTTAGCAGCCATGATCGTTCGCACGGCAGCATCAGCGTTGATGTTATCAAACACGCCTGGGTTGGCCTGTAGGAGGGGAAGCACCACTTGAAGGGACTGCAAAAAGGCTTGCGATTCAGCTGAACGCTTTGAGTTAGCCATTGGAGATCGGTACTCAATGCTGAGCCCTGTGCCCTTGAGCTCTTCCGGTGGCTCAGGAAGTGCACCTTTGGATCTCATGTAAGAGTATGTAAACTCGATGATTGGGTTCAGCCATTCGGAATACAGCCGAGATAGGACGGGGGCCGCAGACATGAGCCCTTGCTGCCTACGTTCAATAATCTCAGTAGCTGTCATCCGGTCATTCATTGGCAACGTCAGCTTGTCGAGGAAGAACGCCTCTTCGATACGTTGCTCCTGCTTCTCAAGCAGTGCCTGCCCGACTGCTGGGTTTGCACCGGACACCAGCGGCTGAGGCACTTCTCTCGTACCAGAGCGGTAGTAGAGGATGGAGCCAGGGGACGTTCGGATCGGACCTTCTACGCTGTTTGAAGGGACCATCAGGGGTGGCCTAATCGCCAGCTCAGCTGCTTCGAGCAGTGTTCGTGACATCGCGTTGGCGACCTTGATGCCTGGAAGCACCTGCATCGCCGGACCCCGACCGTACATTTCTTCGGCAGCTTTCGACCACCGTGGCACGAGATAGGGCATCCGGTCAAAGCCAGACTCTCTGACCACGTGCTTGTTTGCTACTTCGATGTAGATACTGGCAAACGGCTTGTTGGTCACGTCAAGCTTGTAGGGGTCACGCTCCTGCCGCTTGTAGATGGCGTGGACGAACTCGATCTCGGCGTCAGGGTTGTAGCTGCCAGAGTTTTCGTCTGCTGCTCGTAAAGTCTCGTCAGACAGCTCATCACCGAAAGTGTCCAAGGCATCCCGCAAAGACATCTTGAAATTTCGGTAGCACTCCGTCACGACGCCAGACTCATTCTCCATGACGTAGAAGTTTGAAAGCTGTCTGGTTTGGAAAACGAGGTGGTCGCCTTCAGTGTTCAGGTACATCACAGCTGTACCAAAGGACACAAGATCAAGGAACAACTCGTGACTGGATACAGCAAACTGAGACTTGTTTGAGTCAAAGTAGTCCAGCATGACCGTGGTTGCTTCGTGCAGATATCGCCTTACTGACTCTCGCTGCCCGACTTTGTGATCCGAAGTTGTAAGCATGAACCAACGGGTGCTAGTGTTTGTCAGCATGCCGGACAAAGCCGCTGCCAGACTTTGGGCTGCGTTGGGAGCTGTGTCGTTGAAAATCTTGTTACGCCGCTGCTCACCCGACGCATACTCGTAGGAGAATTGGCGTGTTGGCAGGGTTAGGTCCGCTACCTCTTGCCAGTGGTAGTCCCAGTTAGACCTATATGTCTTGGCTTTTTCAAACCTCGCAATAACCATGTGTCCCAAACTCATTGCAACAAACCTCCGCCTTGCTCGTCTTCGACCCCACCAAGAATTGAACCGCCGTAGCTGAACCCGCCCTCAGCATTCCTTGCCCTTGAAATGTCTCCAGATCGCAACTGTTCCAAGAACTTTTCGGTGGCTCCCTCTTCCAGGGCCGCAGCACGCTCGGCATCAAGCCGTTGACGTTCAAGTCGTGCCGCATCTTGTTTAGCTTGTCTTCTGCTAAACATGCCCATAAGTCCTGTAGTGCCTGCACTCACCCCTGCGTAAATGAGAAGCGAGACTGGATCAATAATTGCAAGGACTGGCTCAATCATCTGTGAAACTCCTCAAGGGGGTCGTAATCGTAGTTGTCTACAAACTCCTGATTTGGAGTGTCATATTCTGCTTCGGACTCAGCGTATCGCAGCATCATAACGGCGTATCGAGTTGCGGATTCGATGTCGTCACGCTCAGGCACAATTCTGCCGTCCTTGCGGTGGAGCATCCTTTTTTCGTCGAACCAGTCCGACAGGTTTCGGAACACCTTGAACCGACCAGTCCGCATGCGTTCCAGAATCTCCATTGTGATGGGCTCTCTAGCTTGACCGCCACCTTTGATGTCGTCGTAGCGTGCAGAGAAAGGCATCATGTTGACACCGTGCTCCTCATACTGATCTCGTAGAGCCTTACCTCCGCCCTTGTCACGGGTCATGCCGTCGTGAGGCCAAGCGACGGGAATCCAGTCACCACGGGTATTGATTGCTTGCGAATGGTACGTAGCAGTTTCACCTGCTTTTCGGTAGCAGTCTGTGACGTACACCGTGTCCGCGTCCGCGTCGTATGCGATCCATGCTGCCGCGGCTGGGTGGTCGATGCCGAAGTCGATTCCACAAATGCGGCGGAAGTGGCTGGGTACTGGGAATGGATCGCAAGCTATCTCCTCATCTGGTACGGGGTATACGCCGCCGGAGCCCATCATTGGAACACCCTTGGCACGAGTTTCACGTTCGTGTTCTGGGAATGACTTGAGCAGTCGCTCCCTTTCGTTCACGTCCAAGTGGGGCGATTCATCCCACGTAGCGGTCGAGTAGTAGATTCCAGGCCCACCGTCTACAAAATGTCGAATCACGTCAGACATACCAAACAGTGGAGTCCGAGTAAACAGAACCATGCCGCTCTTGTCGATGGTACGGGTCTGGGCTTCCGTGAAGATCATTTGATCGGTTGGTTCTTCGTCAAGCCAAACGCCATGCCGAGAGACACCCTGAAACTTGACGTTCCCCTGCTCGTAAGACTTGAATGCAAGCTCTGAGATACCACCAGATGCATGCTGAACCTTCACCACATCAATAACGTTCTGCACACCACACTGACGGAAAGAAACCTCTTTGATACAGCTCTTCGGTATCCAGCCCGTGCCGCTTGGGCTCTTCGTACCTTCCTCCATGCCGCCGAGCAGTGCAAACTGGCACACATCTCTAGTCAATTCGTTGGTCGGACCTGCAACGATCCAAGAGGTAGGAGTCTTGAACTTGCGTCCCTTCCACCACTCTGGGTAAAGACCGGTCAAGTGAATAGCAACTTCAGCTGCCGCCGTCCGAGTTTTGCCGGTTCGGTTTCCTGCAATGATCGCACGTTCAGGGTTTTCTACACCCTGATTATGCCACTCAGCTTGCCAGTCGTAAGGACCGCCTGCACTTCCAGCAGAAGCAAGTCCCCCGTACTCCGTAGTGATACGGTTGGTGTTGTGAATCTTTTCTAGCTCTTCAGCCAGAGCTAAAAACTGGGAAGCAACGTCAGACATCAAACAGTGCCATCCAACTTCTGGATTGTGAAGTTATACATCGCACCTGTGTTCAAAATTTGCGAAATCTTGTAGACAATGTGGGGGAAGAAGTCAGTTGTCGTAGAGATTGTTTTCACACCTTGAATTCCAACAACTGTCGCTCCAAAGGGGTTGGGTCCACCGATGCCGGAGGTTGGCCCACAAAGTGGGTTGCGTTCGTTGTTCATGTTTCCGGTCAGACCGGTTCTTACACCTTCTCTAGGTGAAAGAGGGTGTCCACCGTCATCAGTGATGATGTTGGTCAAGGTAAAGTTTGCATTTGAAGTGTGGTTCGCAGCCCCTGTAGATGCGTTGTTCGTCAGGTATGGGCCGCAAACTTGGATGTTAGTAGGCAATGCACCTGGGTTTACCATGAGTCCACCTACGCAGGTTATGTAATACGTTCCTGGCTGCAACGTCCATTTGTTGCTGCCAGGGGTGACTGTCACCCAGTTGGTGTTGTTTTGAAACACGTTGTAGTTGTCTGCCCCCTGACCTACGTTGTCACTGATAATTAGGTCTTGAGTAGACAAGACATCCTGGCCCCCTGGGGACAAAACCTCAGCGTGTGCAGAGAATTGTGCAACACGGAACCCAGCCAACGCCTCGACAGTGCGTTTGTTGACCGCATCTTTGTCACCAGTAGATCCGGCACGAGGATCTCTAACGTTGGTGATTTGCGTTTCTTGAGCCATCGTAAGAGAGGAAAACCCTTGAGCCGCACCTTTCTTGAATGTGGCGAAGTTTGCCGCTCCTACTTTGACAAAAAGATTGTCGTTATCGCCAGCCGATGAGACTTGCTGCAACGCCTGATATTGAAAGCCCCCACGGGTGTTCTGGCCTTGATTGCCAAAGAAGATCGCACCATTTCTCGTGGCATTGGCAGTGTCAGGGTCTGAAAAATAGATTGTCATCCCTGTAGCCCCAGTGCCGGTCGAGTCCAAAATCAAGGTGTCGGCAAGAGAATTAGGCGTTGTAGTTGTTGGAGAGCCAGAACCCTCAAAGATGTGCAGTGTTCCAAGGGCTTGGTCGTGGTCAATTCGGATTCCGATTTCACTACCACTTGATGGTTTGATCTGACCGTCTACCCCAAGAATAAGATCGTCGTTGATTGTGACATCTTTGGAGTTTGCAGTGCCAAGCACCACGTCACCCGATACAGTCAAATCTCCATTACCGGTGATGTTTGCGTGGGTAACGTTGTCAGTCGTGTCGAGAGTCAACGCTGCACGCACTTGTGCTGCCGTCTTCAGGGCATAAGCGTTAGACGCAGTTGCAATGAATTTATTGTCCGCTTCCCCATTTGGGTCTGGGACGTTGAGGGTGTTTCCTGGGCCCACTCCAGCAGCCTGCTCAACCGCCAAGACGCGGGTCTTGAGTGCGTCGTGCGTGGCTTTATTGATGGCATCGTTGGTCGCTGTAGCTTCTGCAACGTTGACAATCCGTTTCGACTCTGCGTCAAAGGTTGTGCCGTCTGTTGTGTCTACGCTCAACGACTGCTGCATCAGGCATACTTGCCTGTCAAAAGCCTCTTCGATTGATTCAGCCGGAAACACCCCAGTCGTCGTCAAATCCAGAGATTGCGTTTCAGGACTGACTCGATTGATCTTTACCACAGTCCCGTTGCTTAG